GCTACTAAAGCTGTAGGTGAAGGGTTAATAGATGCTTTAACTATTTTAGGTAAAGATAATTCAGTAGCCGCACTAGCTCAAGATTTTCAAAATGTCGGCGATAATATCGCTTATGCAGTAGTTCAAATGGCAAAATTATTAGATAAGTTTAGCGCCATAACAGGTAGCGCATCATTTAAGCCAGCGTTATTATTACTAGGCGCGGCCGCTTCAGCGGCAACTGGTAACCCTTTACCCTTCGTAGCCGCGTTCGGGGCTGTAGGTGCTATGGGTATTGGTGGTGCATTAAGCACGCCAAGAAAAATTAGTTCAGAAGAAAACTCAGCATTAGCTAGAATTAGATTATTAAATGCCCGGATAGATGCCAAGTTAGCAGGGGCTAAGAAAAAAGAATACGACTTATTAACAGCTAAGAACGCTATCGAAAATAAGAACGTAGAAGAATTAAAAAAGAAGTTCGACCTAGAGCGTATTGGAATAGCGGCCGCATTAAATAGCGCGACCGATGAAGAAACTAAATTACGGTTAAGAATGCAATTAGCAATCCTAGATAATAATGAGGCTATGGCTAAGAAGTTATTAGCTGAATGGGAAGCGACCGATGCTTTAAGAAAACTTGCAGAGCAAGCCCGGTTAGCAGGAATGTCCTTAGAAGATTTTGCTTTATTCAAAGTTAAAACTCTTAATACTAAAATAGATGATTACTTACAAAATACAGCCCTAGAGATGGTTAGAGCCTTAAACGCTCAGATCGCGGCCTTTATAGCTTCTCTAGGTGGAGTAACTACTCCTAAATCTCCTACTGCTCCTTCCTTTACTTACGATACAGCTTTATCGACAGCTAAAAACACAAACTCTAAAATAGATACATTTTTACAGGATCAGGCACTAGCGGCCGTAAGAGATCTAAACTCACGCGTAGGCGGATTCTTAGCACAAAATAGTTCAAGTAATGTAACTGTAAATATAGATGCTTCTAACATGGTCGATAGCGATCGCATGGTAGATGTAGTTCAAAATGCTTTCCTTACTATTCAGCGACAAGGCGGATCGACAGTGCCGGCAGGTGCCTACTAATGGCCGTGCCTACAGTAAACGCAGTTATTAACTTCTCAACTGGTCCGGCTTTCGCGCAAGCGATGATCCTAGATCAAGGCATACTAGGTACTAACGTATTAGCAGATTCGGCAGCTGTAATCGTGGACGTATCGGATCAGATTAACAGGATAGAAACTAGGCGCGGTCGTAATGCTCTAGCGGATCAATTCCAAACAGGCACGCTAACTCTTCGGATAGTAGATCAGAATGGCGACTTCAACCCACAGAATGTATCGGGGCCGTATTACGAGTTACTAACTCCTATGAAGAAGGTTCAGATAACAGCTACATTTTTAGGCGTTACTTATCCGATCTTCTCTGGATTTATTACTTCTTATGTAACTACTTACCCTAAAGAAGCCGATGCCGATGTCGCTTATACGACTATCCAAGCTGTAGATGCTTTCAGATTAGCTCAAAATGCGCAGATCAGTACGGTTACCGGAGCTAGCGCTGGTAATTTATCAGGTACTCGAATTAATCAGATACTAGATCAGATCTCATGGCCTGCGACTATGCGCGATATAGATGCTGGGCTTACTACTATGCAGGCAGATCCCGGTACTAACCGTACTTCTTTAGCAGCTATGCAGACGGTTACTGAAAGCGAGTACGGCGCTCTATATGTAGATGCGGCAGGCTCTTTCGTATTCCAAGATCGCAACGTTACCGCTGGATCTATCGGCGGCACTCCTACAGTTTTCTCGGATACCGGCGCAGGTATTAGATACTCCGATGCGGCGTGGATTCTTAACGATGTATTAATCTTTAATAAAGCTACTATCACTCGATCAGGTGGCACCGCTCAAGTAGCAGAAAACGCGGCAAGTATTGATAAGTATTTTCTACACAGTTACTTCTTAGATAACCTGTTAATGCAGACAGATGCCGTAGCTTTAGATTACGCTAATGCTTACGTAGCTAGTAGAGCCGAAACTTCTATTCGCGTAGATGCTATTACTTTAGATTTATATACCCCTAATTATGATGCAGGCATAATCGCAGCTTTAGATTTAGAGTTCTTCGATCCAATAACTGTAACTACTACACAGCCGGGCGGATCAGAATTAACTAAAACATTACAGATTTTCGGCGTTGCAAACATGATTACACCGAATAGCTTCAAAACTACATTCACTACTTTAGAGCCGGTTATTGATGCTCTAATTTTATCCAACAATATATACGGCACGTTAGACAATAACGTACTTAGTTACTAAGGAGATATAATGGCAGCTGGACAAGGCTTTAAGACCTTTACCACCGGTGAAGTATTAACCGCCGGCGATGTAAACGGTTATCTAATGCAAGGTGTCTTAGTGTTCGCTTCGGCGGCCGCTAGAGATGCCGCAATAACTTCACCACAGGAAGGCCAATTCGCCTTTACTAAAGATACTAACGGCCTTTGGTACTACGACGGTGCCGCTTGGGTAGCCTCAGGTGCTACCGGTGATATTGAAGGTGTAACCGCTGGAGTAGGTATATCAGGTGGCGGCACTTCTGGCACAGTAACCGTAACTAACTCTATGGCCACAGCTATAGATGCTAAGGGCGATCTAGTAGTAGGTACTGGCGCAGATACTTTCGCTAAATTAACTGTAGGAGCAAATGGCACCACACTGGTAGCGGATAGTTCTGAGAGTACAGGGCTTAAATGGCAGACGTCTGCAAGTTCATCACCTGCAAGTGCCCAAACAACTGTGTCAACTTATGAAAGCACATCATCAACATCATACACAGGGTTTACAACAGCAACCGCAGTTACTTTAACTACTGGCACAAAAGCATTAGTATTTATTGGTTGTGAACAAATGAACAATAACGCAGCAGAGGAAGCAACATATTTGAGTTTCGCTGTGTCGGGTGCTACTACATCGGCTGCAACAGATTTAAGAGCCATGACTTTAGTTACAAGCACTACTGGAAATAGACCAAAAATTGGTGGATCAAGAGCCTTTTTAATGACTGGATTAACGGCAGGATCCAATACTTTTACAATGCAAGTCAAAGTTAGTACGAGTTCTTCTGGTGGCGCACAAAATAGATCTGTTACTGTTATAGATATGGGGTCATAATGTTAATTAAGAAAAAAATAAATCTTGCTCAATTAGATCAAGAATTAAATGGTGAAGGTTTAAATGCGATACACGATAATGATGGCAACATTATTGAAGTTACATTAGCCGATAATAATGATGCAACAGAGGCACAATTAAAATCTGCTATTGATGCCCATATTGCTATTGATGAAATAGCGGTAAAGGCGCAAGCCAAGGCAACTGCCGAAGGCAAGTTAGCCGCACTTGGTTTAACTACTGATGATCTAAGGGCTTTAGGTTTATAGCACAATTTTGAGGAAGTGTGTTATAGAAAGGATAATTAATGCTTATTTCTCATAACGGCTGGAAGGCTTCTAAAGATCCAGCCGAGATAGATATTAAGAGCTATCAAGTACCAGGCACTAAGGTTAAATTGCGATGCGCTAGCGCCTGCGCTTCCCTATTAATCGGCTTCGCCGCTGAGTTTCATAAGCTAATAGAGCCAATAGATGAAGGCGCCTTAGATGATTGGGGTTACGCCTTTCGCCCTATTCGTGGACAAACTGAGAAGCTAAGTAATCACAGCTCCGGTACAGCTATAGATCTAAACGCGCCTAAACATGCTTTAGGACTTATAGGCACTTTCCCACCTGAGAAGGTACCGATGATCCGGGCATTATCTAAGAAATACGGCCTTAAATGGGGCGGCGATTATCAGAATAGAAAAGATGAAATGCACTGGGAAATAGATTTAACGCCTGAGAAAGCCTCAGCGTTAATTATCAAGTTAGGACTAAAACATGAAAACTAAACAAATGTTTTTATCATGGCTTAGGGCTTCGCTAGCTTCGGCTGGCGCTTTATACATGGCAGGTACTACAGATCCTAAAACTCTGGCGTACGCGCTAATCTCTGGATTTATTGGACCGGTACTAAAGTATCTCGATACTTCGGCTACTGAGTTCGGCCGTACTAAGTAAGTTAATGAAGTGGCTAGTAGGGTTATTGCTCCTATCGGTAACCCTTACTAGCTGTGGGTATCAAGGGTGGATTAGATATGAATGCCAAGAATACGCTAACTGGGAAAATCCTGAATGCAAACCGCCACAATGCAAAGTTAGCGGTACCTGCACGGCAGATATTCTCGGCGATGCCATTAAAGAAAAGGCATAGAGATCGCCTAGATCCGCAAGAGATACATGCTCGGTTAATTCTGTTAATCGGTGCGACCCTAGCTCTTACCTTTTTTATAGTAAGTGTTGGAGTGGTGTACGCCTTAATCTTCGTAACTCAACCTATCGGAGCCCAAGCGCCGAACGATGCCGCCTTTATAGATCTGCTAAAAACTCTAGCTATATTCTTAACCGGATCACTCGGCGGAGTGCTAGCAGGCAACGGCCTAAAGCCTAAGGATAAACCTAAGGTATAGCCCCTGCGTGTCGGTCCTTGCTTATTGTCGGTGGCTAGCCTTACCCTTCTATTATCGGTAACACCGAGTTACTGATAGTAAGGGCTACATAAATGCAAACTATCGAAGTACTAGCACTGATATTCGTGCTATTAATCGTATTCACAGCTTCATTCATGCTGGGATTCAAAGAAGGTAAAGAATATGGCTTAGCCACTTCTCTTAAATGGCGCCGTAATATGGACAAGGCGGCCCGATGATGGGTCAAATAACTAGAGCAGAGGTAGGCCGCTATTGCGACTACTGCAAAGGCCGCTGGGGAAAAGCGAAAGACGGCTCGCTAAATGATAAAGCAAGACGGCAGGCCGTCGTTGTTGTTATTAGCACCATCACAAAGTCAAAGGGAATCGAGCGAGCCTACTGCGAAACATGCAGAGCTGAAAACTCTAGATGGCCCGATGGCACTATTTGGCCCCTTAGCGAGCAACTTAATTACGCACAGGCTACCTTCGGTGAGTAACTTCTTAGAAGGCTATGAGGACGTAGCCACACGTATCCGCCGGGTCCATGATAACTATCCGCTGTGTCGCTTTAACATACGCGACCTAGCTATCGATTTTGATAAAGGTTATGTCTATGCAGTAACCGAAGTTTATCGAGATGCTAACGATGAACACCCAGCAGCTGTAGATGTTGCTTTCGAAGCTCGTAGCGATAAAGGTGTTAATCGCGACTTCTGGGTAGAAAATTGCATTACGTCCAGCTATGGGCGCAGTGCGGGCCTTCTACTTGGTTCAGAAAAGCGCAGTACTAAACAAGATATGGAAAAAGTACAGAGGTTAAATAACGGAAAGATTGACTCCGAATGGTCAGGCTTTAGCGTTAAAACTACCTCTACCACTATTCCAGATCCTCTAGGTACTGCGCTCGAGCTAGTTAAAGATCAATTAGGCGGCAGTGAAATAGAAGAATCCCCTATCTGTAATCACGGGCATATGATCTTTAAGACAGGATCAGCTAAGAGCACTGGGAAAGAATGGCGCGGCTATATGTGCACTGAAAGAGTTAAGGCTAAACAATGTGCTCCAATATGGCAGAAACAAACTAATACCGGTAGCTGGTACACCCCTAAGCCTGAGCTAGCGGATCACCTGTAATGGGTTACGCCGAGATAGTTCGAGGCGGATTAGTTACTCGGTTCAACGATGATGGAAGTACTACCACTACCCCAGCTCGTAGATGCGATCACTGCGCTAAAGATTGTTTAGATATTGGTGGCCGTATCCACGATTGGCCCGATGGCGGCTGGGATTGGTGGTGCGCTGAGTGCATCAAATAATCAAGGTGATACTAGATTATTCGCAAGAAGTACAGGCGCACACAGTAGGACTAGATCGAGTAGCAAGTATTAATGCTGTTGCAGATCACCCTAATAGAGCTGTACGTAATCTTAACTTCCATGAATACGTATCAGAGATGAGCGAATCGGTAGGCGCTGAGATAGCTGTAGCTGAGTACTTCGGCCTCAAAAACTTCGTGCCTACTAATAACACCTATAAACGTGAAGCCGATGTAGGTGCGCAGATCGAAGTTAAGTGGACTAAATACACCGATGGTTCATTAATTATAGGTCGTACAGATCGCGCTACCGATGTAGGTGTCTTAGTGGTCGGGCGCTCGCCTGTTTACTATATCTGTGGCTGGATACCTGTAGTTATGGCCCGAAAGATGAAGTACTACAAAAATGATGGTAGCCACTGGGTTAGCCAACGGGATCTGTTCCCTATCAAAGATCTTAGAAGGAGCGTTTATGGATCTTCTAACCTTTGATTGCCGTACATGTAAAAAACGTACTCAGGGCAAGGTACTAATCGAGTTCACAGAGTTATTACCACCGGGCCTTAAATGCTTGGAGTGCCAAAGCTGTGGAATCTTAGGCGTGGAATTGGCTCCCGATGCTTAAAATTGGATCACTTTGCACTGGCTACGGTGGATTAGATATGGCCGTAGAAGCCTACTTCGATGCTGAGATGGTGTGGTGCGCTGAAATAGATAAGTTCGCAAGTCAATTAATTAAACAGCGCTTCGATAAGCCTAATCATGGTGATATTAAAACTATTCAGTGGGATCAAGTAGAGCCCATAGATGTACTCACAGCTGGTTACCCCTGCCAGCCCTTTAGCCACGCAGGAGATAGAAAAGGAACAGAAGATGAACGCCACCTATGGCCATATATCAAAGAAGCTATTAGCAGTTTACGACCAGGAATCGTTGTCCTGGAAAACGTTAGAGGACACCTTAGCTTGGGGTTCGACCAAGTACTCGCAGACCTTACCGAAATCGGGTACAACGCTCGATGGCAAATTATACGAGCTTCCGATGTTGGCGCACCGCACCAAAGAGCAAGATTATTCATCTTTGCCTACCCCAACAGCCAGGGACCACAAAGGCAAAGCGAGCAGAGATATGCAGCTCCCGAACGTACTGTTATCAACACCAGTACTGAACACCAGCCATACGACGGGAAAATGTCGGGATTACGGCAGCGATTTACTTCACGATCTGAAATGCACTTGCAAGCCATACCGAATGAACTGGATAAAGGTCGAGTAAGCGCTCATTTTGTCGAGTACATGATGGGCTTACCGAAAGGCTGGGTTACTGATATTGATATTAGTTGGACGCAACAACTAAAAATGTTGGGTAACGGCGTAGTACCACAGCAAGCCTATTACGCTTTAGAGGTATTAATATGAAGTTTGCTTATGCTGATCCACCGTACTTTAAGCAAGGTAAACGCCTGTACGGCAAACTACATGCTAAAGCTGAGGTGTGGGATAACAAAGAAAGCCACTTAAATCTAATCGAAATGCTGTATATCGAGTATCCCGATGGCTTCGCTTTATCCTGTAATCCAGCTGATCTATCATGGATATTAACTAAATACCCTAAATTACGTGTATGCGTATGGGCTAAAACTTTCCATTTAATAAAACCTGTTACTAACCAATATGCGTGGGAAGCTTTATTGCTTCATGGCGGTCGCACCGTGTATAAGCGTAAGCCAATGGTAAGAGATTGGATTAGCTGCGCTCGCTCTATGCGTAAAGGCCTAGTAGGGGCTAAACCCTTAACCTTTAATAACTGGGTATTAGATCTGCTCAACTATCAAGAAGGCGATGTAATCGATGATCTCTTTCCCGGTACCAATGGATTAGCTGAGGCTGTAAAACTGCGACACGCAGAAAGCGATCCTCATGCTTAGGCCCTTGACACGCTTGGTACGCTTCCATGCAGAGCGGCGCTGTAGCGCTGTATCGCTCGGCATAGCGCTTTTGCTAGAGTTATGTGTATTCCACAGTACTACACCGGCTTATGCTATTAATACGCCAAGAGATATAGAAATCTATAAGGTATATAC